CTCCTATTTTTAATGAAAATAAATTACCAATTTATTTCGATGAGGATTACATTTTAGATTTTTTTAGTAAAATTATTTAATATGAAATCAATTTCTTACAGTTTATTTGGATTAGACTACAAATATTACACAGGTGCTGAGAAAAATATTTTAATCAATCAAAAGTTATTACCTGATTGGGAAACGGTGATTTATTACCATCCTGAAATGATTCGTAACGAATATATTGATAAATTATCAAATATGGGGGCAAAAATGATTGACGTGTCGTCTTTTTCATTTGGTAATCGTCCTCCAAAAGATTACCCATTTTTTTGGAGATTTATTTCTTTTTTTGATGACGGGATTACAATATCTAGAGATTTAGATAGTAGACTTTCTGAACGAGAAGTGGAATATATCAATAGATGGGTACAATCTAATAAAGATTATTTTATAATAAGAGACCACCCGTGGCATTCTCCAGTACCTAGTGGTTTATTTGGTATAATACGAAAAATTACTGATTTTGAGGACCATTTTAATAGTTTTATTAGTAGTTCTGATTTGAGATGGGGGACTGACCAAGAAATTTTACATGAATATATGTCAAAAATTTCAGATGATAATATTTTTTACTGTGGGTATGACAAACCTGAGACCTATATACGTAGAGATAATAAAAATTTTTTTATTGGAATTCAGTTAGATGAATACGATAACCCAACTAAACCAAGCGGGGAGCAATGCCTGCAATATTTAAATGATTTAAATTTATAAATATGAGATACTGTTTTACAACACTAGCAATCAACGAACCTTATGAAACTATCACTCCTGAGTTTTATAAAGAGTTACGTGAAAAAACTAAAGAATGTGAGTTTTTTATCACAACAAATAATGAACAATTAAGAAATCAAGGTGACAGAATTCACACAAAAATTGTTAACCCACCATTATATGATTCAAGGGGAGGATTTAATTTTAATTTAAATTTAAAAGTTTTATCTTTAAAACATATACTAGAACATCAGAAAGAAACTGGAAATAGTCCCGATTATATTATTTTTACTGATGGTGATTGGAGAATGCATGATGGATTTGATGAACAAAAAATATTAAACATGCTTGACCATATGGAACAAAATAATGTTGATTTTTTGTTTGAAAGACCCGCACCAATTGGTCCTCACAAGTTAAATCCAAATGAAAGTTTTTTTAGAGATAAACTTTTTGATTACGATGTTTTTGACCATAATAAATGGGATGAGGCTCATGTGGTTAACGAACAATTTTTAGTTTTTAGGAACAATTCAAAATTTAAATTTTTTGTACAAAGATGGGAACAATTTTTATGGTATAGTATCGCTAATGACATTAGAAATTATCCTGATGGTTTTGAAATTGGAATTTCAGCATTAGAAGCTGACATGAAATACCAATATGAAGGAGTTTTAAATCACTTCATTCAAAATTGTTTTTCGTTCTACACTAAACTTGGAGATTTTCACGTTAGATTCTAATGAAAACTAAAATAGTAACCGCCTTATGGCTAGATGTCGCTGGGTACCCTTTCCAAGGGGCTAGCTCAGTTAGAAAAGATAGATATTATGGGTCTTTAATTAGTCATTGCCGTGGTATTAATTTTCCAGTTGTTTGTTACACTCACGAAAAAAATAAATCCGAAATTGAAAAACTTAAATTAGATTATAATTTATCTAATCTTGAAATTAAAATATTGGAATTATCTGACATGAAGTATCATAAAAAAATAAAAGATGTTAGAGATAAAAATTTTGATACTGACTTAGATGGTAGAGGACCTGAAATAATGTGGGGAAAATTCCAAGTTCTTGAACAAGAGTTAGAAGGTTTTGATAGGGTCTATTGGGTTGACGGAGGATTACAACATCCAGGGATATTCCCGTGGATGTACTGTGTTCCATATGGGGATAAAAAATTTCATAATCCAAATGAAGTACCTGTGTGGAATAATAATCAAATATCTCAATATGATTTTACAAAATTATTCAATACTGAACTTTTCATAAAAATGAATGAGATTAGTGAGAATAAAGTTTTAAATTTAACCGCAACAAATCCTCAATCAGGATATGTTTTTAAAACTAAAGGAATAATTGATTATGATATTAGACCATATTATCCTATTGCAGGTATGATTGGAGGAGATACTAAACAGTTAAAAAATTATATAAATGAGTATTGGAATTTTTGTGATAAAATTATTGATAAAGAATTTTTATGTACAGAAGAATCAATAATGAAATTAGTTTATGATAAATTAAAAGACATTGTTCATCCTTTAATTTTTGACGTTCACCAAACTGATGAACATGACCAATATCATTTTGAACTTTGGGACCCATCTTGGGGTAAACCTAAACCATTATACATGGTTTGGATAGACATTTTAAATAGTTAAAAATATGAATGCGTATATTACTACCGGTATGAATTCAGGTTTGGGGGATATGTATTCAACAATCTATTCAGTATATCTAACACAAGAAAAATTAAAAGAGATGGGATATAAGGTTAAAACTTATGTTGATTTTGGCCTAAATCCTTATAAAATGAATAATGAAAATAGAGATGTTTTTTTTAAAATTTTTAAATTAGACAAGTTAGATAATTTTACATTTTTTACTAGTGGATTTAGTCCTCATGAAGGAAATTTTCCTGAAAGAAATGAAACTAAATTAGTTATTGATAATTCAAAAATATATTATGTTTATGTTGATGAGATTATTGAGGGAGTGGAAGATTTAAATAATTTTCCTCATATTGAAAATTATAGAAAATGGATAATGTACGATGAGTGGCCAAAATTAAGTTTTTTAACTGACGAAGTGGTGTCATTCTGCGAAGAAAAACTAAAATCATTTCCTGAAAATTTTTATTGTGTACATTACAGACCTTTTGAATTAAATAACCAAACTGAAGAATTATCAAATTCAATACAGTCAATTAAAAATTTTATTGAAAAAAATCAAGATAGACCAATATTTGTGTTTACACAATTTGAAATTTTAAAAAATGAACTTAAGCAATGTAATTATAAAAATTTATATTACAATGATTATGTTTATAAAGGTGATTTAAGTACAACAAGAAGTTTAGGATTAAGTGATGATGAATTAATGTATTTTTTTAAATCTACTTTATTTGAGATGTATGCAATGTCTAAATCTGAAAAAATATTTAGAATATGTAATTGGTGGTCTGTTTTTTTATTTTTTGCGGCATCGTACAATCAAACTAAATTAAGTAATAACATTAGATTTTTTGATTATGAGTAAGATAACTTTAGTTACAGGGCTTTGGGATTTAAAAAGAGATGGGTTAAATGAAGGATGGGCGAGACCATTTAAAGAACACTATTTAGAAAAATTTAAACAACTTCTAACAATTGAGGAAAATTTAATAATATTTGGAGACTCTGAGCTTGAAAAATTTGTTTGGGAAAACCGAAAATCTGAGAACACTCAATTTGTATTAAGAGAATTATCGTGGTTTAAAAATGAGTTTTTTGGCAAAATTCAAGGTATTAGAAATGACGAAAAATGGTATAATCAATCTTCATGGTTACCTGAGTCTACACAGTCAAAATTAGAATTTTACAACCCATTAGTGATGTCTAAAATGTTTCTTCTTCACGATGCAAAAATTTTAGATAAATTTAATTCTGATAAATTATTTTGGATAGATGCTGGTATAACAAATACAGTTCACGTAGGGTATTTTACACATGATAATGTATTAAAAAAAATAGATAGTAAAATTACTAAATTTTCTTTCATTTGTTTTCCATACGATGCAAACAATGAAATTCACGGGTTTTCATATCCTAAAATTAATGATTGGGCGAATGATGATGTAAGATTAGTTGGACGAGGAGGGTTTTTTGGAGGAACAAAAGAATCTATTGCGGAAGTAAATTCCCTTTATTATGGGTTGTTAAATGAAACTCTATCTCAAGGTTATATGGGTACTGAAGAATCAATATTTTCAATAATGGTTTATAAGTACCCAAAAATTATAAATTATTTCGAAATAAATTATGATGGATTATTAGGTACATTTTTTGAAAATGCTAAAAATGAAATTTTAGAAGTAAAAAATAAATTACCAATTAATTTGTATAATGGTTTAGATATCGATAAAACGTCTTTATATGTTATTGGTTTTAACAGTCCTAAACAACTTGAAACTTTAATTACTTCTATGATATCGTATGACAAGGATTTCATAGAAAAACCAAAAAAATATCTTTTAAATAATTCTACTGATAGAACTACTGATGAACAATATATAAAAATATGTGAGTTACATAATTTTGAAATAATTTGGTCTGAAGAAAATTTAGGAATTTGTGGTGGTCGACAATTTATAGCTGAACATTTTGAAAAAAGTGATAGTGACTTTATGTTTTTTTTCGAAGACGATATGTTTTTTTATCCTGAAGAAGGACAAGTATGTAAAAATGGATTTAATAGATATGTAAAAAATTTATATAACAAATCATTAAACATTATTAAAAATTATAATTTTGATTTTTTAAAATTAAATTATACCGAATTTTTTGGTAATAATGGGACCCAATGGAGTTGGTATAATGTACCTCAGTCATTTAGAGAAAAACATTGGCCTGAAAATCCAAAATTACCTGAAATGGGATTGGACCCAAATTCTCCAAAAACTAAGTTTACATCAATAACATCGTATGAAGATATACCTGTTGCTACAGGTGAAATATTTTATTGTAATTGGCCTCAAATAGTTTCCAAATCAGGAAATCAAAAAATGTTTTTAGAAACAAAATGGAATCATCCGTATGAACAAACATGGATGAGTCACATGTTTCAAGAAACAGTCATTGGTAATCTAAATCCAGGATTATTGTTAATTACACCTACTGAACATAACCGTTTTGAACATTATGATTCAAAATTAAGGAAAGAAAGTTAATCTGTATATTTATTGTAAAAACAATAAATGGAATTCTATATTGGTCAAAATACCACTTTACCTATATTAAAGATGCAAGTTGTTAAAGACGGTAAACACGATATTGACACTATGTTACAAATTATTGAGGAATCTGTATTATACTTTTCAATGAAAGACATTAATAATGGAAGTTATAAAATATTAAATTCTTCTGCCGGTTTTGTTGAAAAAATATTTTTAGAACCAAACTCTGATGTTGAATATTATATTTACTATAAATTTTCAAAAAATGACACGTCTAAATCAGGAAGATTTGAAGGTGAGTTTTTGTTAAAATCTGAAAATGGAACTCTTTTATTACCAATAAGAGATAAATTATTCATAAACGTTACCGAATCAACAATAACCACTTAATGGAATTTTTTATAAAAAAGAATGCGACGTTACCTTTATTGAAATTTGAAATATTTCAAGATGGTAGGAGCGATTTTAATAACATACAAAATTTAAGCGGCGTAACCTCAAGTTATATAACATTAATTGACCCTGTAAATTCGGAAATAAAATTCGCAAGTAGACCATGTTCAATTGTTACAGGACAATCTGAGTATGATGACACAAAAATACTTTATTTTGTTGAGTATCAATTTAAAAACGAAGAAACAAAAAAATTAGGTAGATATGTGGTAGAATTATCAATAGTTGATACAAACGGTTCAGTTGTTTTTAAAATAAGAGATAGAGTTTTTGTTAATATAATTGATAGTTTTTCAATAGATGGATACTCATTTGCAAATAGTTATGAGGTAGAGTATCCTTGTTGTGACCAAGTATTACCAATACCAATACCTGTAACCCCTCCAAACACACCTTCTAGCACTGCGACCCCAACAAGTACGGTAACAGTTACTCCAACTGTAACACCAACAACGACCTCAACTCCAACACCTACTCCAGATAATACTAAAACCCCAACACCTACTTCTACTCCAACAATGTCCGCAACACTAACCCAAACACCAACTAACACAACTACTCCGACTAATACACCAACAATGACCTCAACATTAACTCAAACACCAACTAATACACCAACTAATACTCAAACTCCGACAACGACTACAACTCCTACAAATACAAAAACACCGACTAAAACACAAACTCCAACAAATACTACTACCCCTACCCCTACTCCAACTGTAACTGTAACTCCTACAAATACTTCAACGCCAGCCATGACCCCGTCCGTAACTAATACGTCAACAGTTACACCTACTAACTCAATTACGCCAACAAATACCCCTACTAACTCGATTACACCAACAAATACACCAACAAATACAATAACACCTAGTATTACTCCAACAAATACAGTAACCCCAACAATTACCCCAACAAAATTCCCAGTAACAACTGTGGTTGGTTCTTTTTATACTTTGGTTTATCCAAATGGTTCAATTTATAATACTGTTTGTCAATATGTTTACCCTGGCAATTATGTTAACAATTTTACAACTACCACACTAATTACGACAACCCCAACTTCTTGGTATTCAAAAGGATTTTCAACAACCACAGGTGAAATTAGACATTTCTATTTTAACGGATATCAGACTATACGATATAATTCAAGTCCTAATTCATCAAATATAAGTTTATTAACTTTATCTGGAAATTTTGACAGGTCATTTGTTGCTTTATCAACCACATCTCTTATTGTTTCTAAAAACAATTTTTCAGCAGGAAATGGAAATGAAATAAGACAAATATCTACAGAAAATTCTAGCTTTACATCACTTGCGGTATTACCATATGGAAGATTTACTACTGGTGGTATAATTAAAACAACAACAAATAGACTTATTGTTATTACGTCTAATGTTACTAATAACGACTTTTTATTAACTCAATATAATTTAAATTTACCATTGTCAAATCCATCTACAGTTGAAGTACAAATTAATTTAACAAATAATATAAGTAACCCTTCAGGTATTTTTGTTTCAAATTCAGAGTTTTATGTATCGTCAGGGACTGGTCAAATTTATAATATATCTAAAACACCTCCGTACACAATAACAAATGTTGCGTCATCTAATACACCGTTTAAAGGGTTTGGTCAAAATAGTGATATTTGGAATGTTCATTTTAGTGTGTAATTTGACATTTATTTATTTTTAAATTAAGTTTAAATCTAAGGTAAACTCCGACCTATAATTCGGATGCTAATATACCAAAATTTAATTTATGATATCTAACGAAGAAATTGAAAATTTCCTACAAGGAAATGATGATGAAAAATATATAATCGGTGTTGAATACGATTATGTCAAAGATTGTGTTTGGAAAATTATAGAGCACCCAATTCACGGTAAACAAATTAAAAAAGATACTTTTATCCCATTCGCTTGGGTTGGTGACTTACGCGGGTTAAACTTTTACCAATCGTCAAAAGCATTACAAAAAGAGGCAATGACAAAACATAAGATTGTCATTGAAAAATTACGTACTGATGGTAATGAAAGATTGGAGAAAGGTTTAACATTTATGGTTAAATCTCTTAATGGTTACCGTTCCCTTATTCAATTTTTTAGAGATGGGGGAGTTGACCCTTGGGGTGAGAAAACTAAAGGATTAATCCTTATTCTACCACCTGTTGAACAGTTCTTGGTTACAAAGGAGAAGCGTCTATTCAAAGGATTTGATGATTACAATAGTATCACGAGGTTTGTATTTGACTTGGAGACGACCGCATTAGAACCAAAAGACGGTCGTATTTTTATGATAGGGATGAAAACCAATAAAGGTTTTAGTCAGGTAATTGAATGTTCAACTGAAGACCAAGAGAGGGAAGGTATTATCAAATTCTTTAATACCATAGATGAACTTAAACCAAGTATCATCGCATCTTACAACGGATTTAACTTTGACTGGTTTTGGATATTTGAAAGAGCAAAGGCTTTAAAGTTGGACATTAAGAAAGTTGCTAAAACTCTTAATCCAATCAACCCAATCAAACAATCTGAAAGTATGTTGAAACTTGCAAATGAGGTTGAAAGATTTAATCAAACATCCATGTGGGGTTATAATGTGGTAGATACATTACACGCAGTTAGAAGAGCTCAAGCAATTAACTCATCTATCAAATCCGCGGGTTTGAAGTATATTACCCAATATATTAAAGCCGAAGCTGCTGACCGTGTTTATATTGACCACACAGATATTGGTCCATTTTACGCAAAAAAAGAAGAGTATTGGTTGAATATCCAAAACGGAAAATATAAGAAAGTGGGAGTTGACCCCACAATTGACGAAGCATGTTCTAAACACTCAAATGTTTATATTAAAACAACAGGTGATGATTTGGTTGAGAGATATCTTGACGATGACTTGGAAGAGACTCTAACGGTTGATGAAGAATTTAACCAAGGTTCATTCCTACTTGCGTCTTTGGTTCCCACAACATATGAAAGGGTTTCTACTATGGGAACTGCGACATTATGGGAAATCCAAATGAGAGCTTGGTCATACAAACACAAATTGGCAATTCCTGCAAAGAATGAGAAAACAGAGTTTGTTGGTGGATTATCACGACTACTTAAAGTAGGATTTTCTACTGATGTATTAAAACTTGACTTTTCGTCACTTTACCCTTCAATACAACTTGTTCACGATGTGTTTCCAACCTGTGACATTACAGGTGCAATGAAAGGTATGTTAAATTATTTCCGTAACACTCGTATCAAGTATAAAAATTTGGCTAAAGAATATGCTGATATAGATAAGAAACAATCAACATCTTACGACAGAAAACAATTACCTATTAAGATTTTCATCAACTCAATGTTTGGAGCTCTATCGGCACCACAAGTATATCACTGGGGTGATATGTATATGGGTGAACAGATTACCTGTACAGGACGACAATACCTTCGTCAGATGTTACGTTTCTTTATGAAACGAGGATATACCCCTCTTGTATGTGATACGGATGGTATGAACTTCTCGTTACCTGAAGGTGGTGTGGATGATAGAAGATACATCGGTAAGGGTAATAACTGGTTGGTTAAGGAAGGTAAAGAATATAAAGGTTATGATGCTGATGTTGCCGAGTTTAACGATATGTTTATGAAAGGTGCAATGGGACTTGATTGTGATGGAACTTGGAAATCCTGTATGAACATTGCTCGTAAGAACTACGCAACGATGGAACATAACGGTAAGATTAAACTTACAGGTAACTCAATCAAGAGTAAGAAACTACCACTTTATATTGAGGATTTTTTGGATAAGGGGATTAAGATGTTGTTAGAAGGTGATGGTCAATCATTTGTTGAGTGGTATTACGAATACTTAGAAGTAATTTTTAACCAACGAATTCCATTGATGAAAATTGCCCAAAGAGCAAAGGTTAAGTTATCAATTGATGATTATAAAAAACGTTCAAAGGAAAAGACCAAAGCGGGTAATGAGATGTCTCGTATGGCACATATGGAACTTGCAATCCGTGATGGTATTGCGGTGAGTTTAGGTGATGTAATATTCTATGTCAATAATGGGGTTAAAGCATCACACGGAGATGTTCAAAAGGTTAATAAACCTAAAAAAGGGTGGGCACAATCTGATTTGGATAATATGATGGAAGGATATGGTAAAATACCTCGTGAAATGGTTGAATCGTATGTAAAACTTAATTGTTATCGTCTTAACCCATCTGAATTGGAGTCAAATCCTAATATGACAGGTGAATATAATGTGTCGAGAGCAATCGTTACTTTTAACAAAAGAATTGAGCCATTGTTAATTGTATTTGGTGAAGAAGTTAGAAATAATCTAATAGTTACTGACCCTAAAGACAGAGGTTTGTTTACTAAAGACCAATGTAAATTGATTAATGGTGTTCCTTTTGAACCCGCTGACCAAGATAGTATTGAGGACTTGTTAACTATTACAGACCAAGAAATGGTATATTGGGGTAAACGAGGAATTAATCCTGAATACATTTACGAACTTGCTGAAGAAGGGTGGGAAGAAATGGTTTGATATTAATCTTTTACACCGTCAGATGAAATAACGTACCAAGTGTTGAAGACAAAACACAATTCAACACTGGCACCTTTTCCGATTACCATATCATCGTATTCTCTATCAATTTTAAATTTATCAGGTACAATCCTTGTTTCAGTTAACGCTTTGATAATTATGTGGTCACATAACTCAGAGTTTAATCTAATTAAAACTTGGTCGGAATCCACGGTAATAACTAAAAACTCACCACTAGGTGTGTATTCAGGTTCACTAGTAATTACTTTTGTTGATACTAATTTTTCAATTCCGTTGATTATTCTTTTTTCAGGTTGTGTTTTTAAAGTTGGCATAAATTAAATTACATATATTTGTCTTGGGAATGCTCTAAACTTCATTTGTTTGTTTAAATTTTCAGCAGTTAAAGCTTCCCTTTCCATCACTTTTTCAGGTTTTAATCTTGTTAAAATACCTTCAGCTCCAATTAATTCCTCAATCAGTTTTAATTTTTCATCCTTACCTTCAGTAGCTAACGAAGTATAATCCATTGTTAATTCAGAATCAGGGGTTTTTAAATTTCCTGAATATTTACCTCTTACTTTAGATAAAGTTTCTTTACAACTTGCAATAAAATATCTTCTCACCCATTGTTGTGCGGGATTATTTAAATCAACCCAAGACATAGAATCTTGTGGTACATCAGATGGTAATCGTATTATATCAGGATTTTGTTTTAAACATTTATCTCTATCAGCAGGACCGACATCATAATACCAATACCAAACTTTACCTCTCATTAAAGTTGAGTTACCAAAATCAAATCTACCTCCAGGTGTCTGCATTAAATGTATACCCTTTTTACCATCAGGTAAAGCCGTAATTCTATAAGTTAAATCACCCGCAATAATTCTTCTTTGGATGTTTATTTCTTGCATCCTTAATAACATATCAAATGCCGGCATCATGAAATATGAACCTGAGTAACCCATTTGGGAGTAACCTGCGGGACCACCTAAACCTGGACCTCCTAATGCTCCAAAACTCCAAGGGTCAAATAAAATATTATTTAACTCGGCAGGTGTAAACCAAAGTAATTCATTAATTTCTCTACCTGCGGGAACTTCATAAATTTGTTGACCTGGAGATAATTGTATATAATCTTTTTTCAAAACCCAATCACCTCCAGCTTGTAATCCTACAATTTTAGAATAGGCGTACGAGTATCTTTGTTCTAAATTAAAATCTTTAGTTACAAACGCTCTTGATAATGATTGAGTGTCCATATTTAATCCCCATAATTGAGCCCACTGAGACTCAATTAAAAAGTTTTGAACATATTGTGAATAATCACCTATTGAAAATTCTAATAAAGTGTCCATTTGTTCGTCCTCAAGTTCTATTGAACGTAGGGGAGCTCCTAATACGTGACGTACTTTAGTATATAAATCACTTCTGTATGGTTCTGCAATTACTGACATAGTTTTTATTTATAAATATCAATTTGACTTTTTAGTTTTAGATAAATAAAGTTCATTTATGAATTTCCAATTTACCGCATCCCAAAAATTTGTAATATATTCGTCTCTTTTATTTTGATATTTTAAATAATATGCATGTTCCCATAAATCTAACCCTAAAATTGGGAACCCACCTCTGTCAAATATATTCATCAATGGATTGTCTTGGTTTTGAGTAGACATCACTTTTAATTTACCACTTTTTGTTATTACTAACCATATCCATCCAGAACCAAATCTTTTTTTTGCAACAGACTCAAACCTTTCTTTAAATTCTCTATAAGAACCAAAATCTTTTTTAATTTTTTCTAAAATTTCACCGTATGGTTTTTGAGGTGTTGGAGATAACATTTTCCAAAAAAGTGCGTGATTAAATGCTCCACCCGCATTATTTCTAATTACGGTATTATATTTTGAAATTTGTTTAACAATATTTTCTAACTCAACATCACCGTAATCTCTTTTTCGTAACGCTGAGTTTAATTTTTTTACGTACCCTTTATAATGTTTTTGATAATGAAACTTCATAGTTTCAGGGTCAATAAACCTACGAAGAGATGCATAACCATACGGTAATTTATCGATACCTATGGTTTTCATTTCATTGATAAAATACTTTGTTTCAGGTAATACTATATCACCTGTTATTTTTTTCTGTAAAGATTCTGATAATAAATTTAATGATTTCATCAATAATAAATACTTACTTACTATTGATTTCGTTAAGTATTTGTTCAACAATATCCGAGGACGTTCCGTCGTCACCCATTACAGTTCCTATTATTTTTTTCTTGTTATCTAAAATGTCATAAATTACCCCTTCAATTGTATTTTCAAAAATTGGGTAATATACGGAAACTGAATTTTTTTGACCATATCGGTACGCTCTATCTTCAGCTTGTGAATGGTCTGCGGGTACGAAAGATAAATCATTCATAATACACGCCTCAGCCGCGGTTAATGTTAAACCAACACCTGCGGCTTTAATATTACCACAAAATACTTGAACTTTTTCATCAGTTTGAAATCTGTCAACAGCATCCTGTCTTGCGGGTTTTGTAGTTGACCCATCTAAATAAACTGATTTTTTACCAAAATGTTCATGTATTTTTTTTAGAGGTTCTGTAAAATTACTAAAAATGATTACTTTTTTACCTTGTTCTAAAATATTTTCAGCTAACTCAATTGTTGTTGGTATTTTTTCTTCGGCAATAACTTGTCTTACTTTCATTAATTTTGTAAACTGTATTGAAAGTGATTTAGATTCTTCTTGTCTATTATTATACCAATCATAGTACTCACCCATTAATCCTTCATAAAATTTTGATTTTAATCTCAAATAAACAGGGGTCATTATTTTTTCAGGTAAATCTAAAACATCTGTTTTTAGTCTTCTTAAAATTTGACGAGAAGTTCTTTCTCTAAGTTCTTCTAAATTTGATGCACCTGTAACATTCCAAACTTTTTTATTACCAACCCTAAATTGATATCCGTTACAATATCTAATTGCGTACGCCATCCAATTCTGACTAACAGGACTATCAATTAATTTTAAAAGATTGTAGTAATTCATTGGTCTTGATGTCATTGGAGTACCTGTTAATAACCAAAGTTTTTTAACATTCTTAGTTAAGTCCATTATAATTTTGGTTCTTTGTGCCTGAGCGTTAGAAACATAATGTGCTTCATCAATTATGATTAAATCAAAATTTGATTTGAATATTAATGAATTTTCTTTGTCCTTTGGGTCGTAAAAATTTTTAAGGATATCATAATTTGTAATTACAAAATCACTGTCCTCATATTTTTTACCTTCACAAATAAAAATATTTTTATCTGTATAATTTTTAATTTCTCTTTCCCAATTGATTTTTAAAGACGCTGGACAAATTATCAATATTTTTTTAGCACCACTTTCTAAACTTGCAATTACTGTTGAGGTAGTTTTACCTAATCCCATATCGTCCGCTAAAATGAATTTATCATTTTTTAATAGTTTTTCTATCGCTTCTTTTTGGTGAGATAAGGGGAGTCGATTTTGATACTTAGAATAATCGACCTCAATTACATTTTCTTTATATTGTTTAACAATCGCGGCTTTAGGTATCCAAAAATCATGAATAGTTTCACCACTATGAATCTTACCCCAAATATGATAAGATTTATCTTTTTCTATTAAAATTTTTTCTACATAAATTTTATCAGGCTCTTTTATAAATGGATTATCCTCGACAAGTTTTTGTGAAAAATAAGAATCAATATCCACCCATTTTTTGGCAACTTTTGGAGTTGTGGTATAATAAGTTATTATATACTCACATTGAGCTCTAGTTGGGATGTGTTTTTTGTTTGTCTCACATTGTTTTTTAATTTTAAGTATATAGTTATTTGACCCTTCATAATTTTCTAAAATACTTAGGGCTTTTTGTTCAATACTTAAATGTGAAGTTCCTGTTTCCAAACTTTCAATATTACATTACTTATAATAATAAGTGAAATAAAGATATTTATCAATATGTCACAAAGAAATGTACCAATTACTCGTTTAGGAAAATTTTTTGGAGCCGAGGACTTCACATTAGATGTGGGTATGGGTAGAGAATGGCTAGAAGGGGATATGAACTTTACTTTGGTCTTATACAAAATCGATAAACAAAAGACAGATATTGATGATGTTTATGGGGAGGCTTTAGCTAACGGAATTAAATTTCTCACACCTGTCGAGTTTAAGGCATATGTTCAAGTATCTGCACCTGAAAATAAAAATATAGGTACTAGTAAAATTAATCAATTTGAACCTGGTAATATTAGAATTTCAGTATATCAGTCACATTTGGATGAATTAGGTATTGAAATTGAATATGGTGACTATATAGGGTATTATGAAAAAGAAAACCGTGTAAGATACTATACAGTTAATAATGATGGTAAAGTTGTTTCAGATAATAAACATACTTACGCAGGATATAAACCATTCTACAGAACAATAAATGCGTCACCTGTAGGACCAAACGAATTTAACGGAATATAAAATGGGGTTACCTAAAAAAATAAAAAAAGACATTAGTCTTATCCCTAAAAAAGAAGGATTGTCTCGTAGGATAGAAATGCTTGATATGATTAACGAGCATGGAACATATCTACCAAAATCTATATTACACGAAGATTTGGATAGAGGGTTTTTAGATTTTGTTAAAAATGATTTAGAGATTAGTACTGATGGTGTTAAAGTACCAATTATTGACATTATCATGACAACTCAAAACTGGTCAAATTACGCAAAAACTTGGTCATTTCAAAATTTAGATAAAAATCCTGAACCTCCTTTTGTGACAACAATTAGAAATCCTGAAGTTAAATACGGTTCATTACCATCATTAATGTGGACTATTCCAAATAGAAAACAATATTTTTACGCAGCAGTACCAACGTGGGATGGTGAAAGAAAAGGGTACGATGTTTATACAATACCACAACCAGTACCTGTTGATATTACATACTCAGTAAAAATAGTTTGTAATAGAATGAGAGAGTTAAATAAGTTTAATAAAAAAGTAATAGAAAAATTTTCATCTCGTCAAGCTTACACAAATGTTAAAGGTCATTACATTCCAATAGTTATGAATGAAATTTCTGATGAATCAGTAATGGACGTTGAAAAAAGAAGATATTATATCCAAAGTTACGGGTTTACATTAATGGGGTTTTTAATTGATGAAGATGAATTTGAAGTTAAACCTGCAATTAATAGAGTATTACAATTAATTGAAACAGATACAAAAAAAGTGAAATCTAAAAAAATTAAAAATGAAACCGCTCCATCTTCAAGTTTAACTTTAAATTTTGAAGGTGCGACCACAACGATTACACAAGAATTTAAATATACCGCCAACTTAACTGTTGAGTCTAAGGTTAATATTACAAATTATTATATATACATTAATGGTCTTTTTTATGGGTCCAATTCATCAACCATTCAAATTAATAATGGTGATACTTTACAAATTGATATACAAAAAGTCACCTCGGAATTGGATTCTAAAATGTCATTAGGTATTGAGTTAATTTAATTACTCTCCGTAAATATCATTTTTATTTGTACAATTTTTTTTAATTAACATTTCTATAAATTTATTTATTTTAAGACCGTGCTTATCGCAATGTTTTTTTAGTAAATCGTGATGATATTCCGATATTTTTAAATTTTTAAATTTCATAGGATAAAAAAGTAGAAAAAAATCATACCAAAATATAAATAGATTAAGATATGTAAAGTTTTTTGAAAAACCTGAAAGTATTTATAGAAAAATAAATTATAAAAAAACTTACATTAAATGGCTAAATCAAACACAGTTTTCGTTTCTCCAGGTGTGTATACATCTGAAAGAGATTTGAGTTTTGTGTCTCAAAATGTGGGTGTAACTACTTTAGGTATTGTTGGTGAAACTATTAAGGGACCGGCATTTGAACCTATATTTGTCACTAACTATGACGAATTCCAACTTTACTTTGGAGGTACTTCACCTGAAAAATTCATAAACACTCAAATACCTAAGTATGAGGCGGCGTATATCGCCAAATCTTACCTACAACAATCTAATCAACTTTTTGTAACTCGTGTATTAGGGTTATCCGGTTATGACGCTGGACCATCATGGTCTATCAGTACTGTTGCAAATGTTGATTGTGATACAATAATATTCACAGGGTCAACAAACTATTTACTTACATTTACAGGTACATCCGCATCAACATCGTCAATAACATTTGGTTCGGTTCCAACTGCTTTAAATCCGAATATTTTCTCATTACCATACACTACATTTAATGGTGGGACATCATCAATTTCTGATGATATGAAATCATTGGTATTGAATATTATGAGGTCACAAGCAACTTCTGCATACACAGGTAGTATGTGGGGAACAATTCCGGCAAGTGCTTATACGTCGTATTCATCAGTTTACTCAGCAATTACAAATGAATACGGAGTTACCAGTTTATCGGCAATTACGTGTGATTCAAAAAACGACCCATGGTTTTATTCCACATTTGGTTTAATGTATGGTGATTCATATTCAGGAATTTCATTTAATGCATCGGTAACATCATTATCGGGTACTGCTTATGGAAACGCGGGTTCTTTTTCAGGATGTGTATCAGGTACTGTATTCTCATATTCAGGAACAGCATTTTCTGATTACAATGATATTGTTGTCGCAACTTTACGTTCTAGAGGTTTAGCTGATTACTCAAGTGATAACGGACCTGTTTATCAAGTTTCCGCAACAACTGCGTTGACTATGGTGTGTTCGGGGTCTTATTCAGGAGTAACTAAGAATCCTTTATCAACATTCTTATTATCAGGAAATACTATAGATAATACTAATTTCACATATGAAGTTAATTTATTAGAAACTAGTCCTAATTTCATTTCTAAAGTTCTTGGTGTATCTAATTTTAGTAAACCTAGAACAACGTTCCCTCTATTTGTTGAAGAAGCGTACACTACTTTAATTAATTACGCATACAATAAAGGATATATTAGAGGTCTGAATTGTGGTTTAGACACATCTGCTAAAGCTAGAGATTTGACTACAGATTCTTTAGGATGGTACCTTGAACAATATCAAAGTGCCGAGTCTCCATGGGTTGTGTCAGAATTGAGAGGTAATAAAATTTATGAATTATTTAAATTTTTCACTATTTCAGATGGTAATAATTCTAATACACAAGTTAAAATTACAGTTGCAAATATATCATTCACAAATGGTACTTTTGATGTAATTGTTAGAGATTTTTACGATACTGATAGTAACCCTGTTGTTGTTGAGAAATTCTCAAATTGTAGCATGGACCCTAACTTGAATAACTATGTTGCTAAGAAAATTGGTACCTCAGATGGTGAATACCAATTAAATTCTAAATATGTTATGCTTGAAGTTAATGTTGATGCACCAATAGACGCGTTACCATGTGGATTTGAAGGATATATTAACAGAGAGTATCCTTCATCAAATTCGGCTTTCCCAATATATAAGACAAAATATTATATTCCTGGTGAAACAATATATGACCCTCCTTTCGGTAATTCTGCTGGTGTTAATAACGACACTCAAAGTTCAGGAGACAACGTTAGAAGAAGTTATTTAGGTTTCTCAAGTCAATTTGGTATTGATGAATCTTTATTAATTTATAAAGGTAAACAAAATCCTGTAAGTGATTTCTGTGACGCAGTAACTGGTTCTGATTGGGCATATTTGTCAAGAGGATTCCATATGGATAGTGGGGCTACAGTTGTTACAATAGGTCAATTAAGTCCTAATTATAATGGTTTAACAACTTCAGGAAACCAAGCGTTTGATTGTGGGGTTGCGTCATTTAATACTGAACCAACTTCTGAAACTAATCCTTACTATAGATTATATTCTCGTAAATTCACTTTAGCATTACAAGGTGGTTTTGACGGATGGGATATCTACACTGAAAGAAGAACTAATTCTGACAGATTTGTGTTAGGTAGAAGTGGATACTTGGCAGGTGCTTGTGTATCGACATCATATCCTTTAGCAACAGGTACAGGTATGTTTAAACAAATTACTGTAGGTGACAATAGTGTTGATTGGGCAAATACTGACTATTATGCATATTTGTTAGGTCAAAAAACTTTCTCAAACCCTGAAGCGGTTAATATTAACGTATTTGTTACTCCTGGTATTGATATTGATAATAATAGTAATTTAGTTGAGGCGTCTATTGATATGATTGAAAACGACAGAGCGGATTCAATCTATATTACGACAATCCCTGATTTTAATTTATTACAACCATCAACTTCAGTTGATAATTTATATTACCCACAAGAGGTTGTAGATATTTTAGAAACTGCGGGTATTGACTCAAACTATACCGCAACTTACTATCCTTGGGTGTTGACTCGTGATACAGTTAATAATACCCAAATTTACTTACCTGCAACTGCTGAAGTAACAAGAAACTTGGCATTAACTGATAACATTGCGTTCCCATGGTTCGCAGCCGCTGGTTACACAAGAGGACTAGTAAACGCAATCAAGGCTCGTAAAAAGTTAACTCAAGAAGATAGAGACACATTGTACAAGGGTAGAATTAATCCTATCGCAACATTCAATGATGTCGGAACAGTTATTTGGGGTAATAAAACACTTCAAATTAGAGAGTCAGCATTAGATAGAATTAACGTTAGAAGATTGTTGTTACAAGCACGTAAGTTGATTTCGGCAGTGGCTGTAAGATTATTGTTTGAACAAAACGACGCGGTAGTTAGACAACAATTCTTAGATGCGGTTAATCCAATCTTAGATTCTATTCGTAGAGACAGAGGTTTATATGACTTCAGAGTTACAGTTCAAAACACTCCTGAAGATTTAGATAGAAACCAAATGATAGGTAAGATTTACATCAAACCAACTAAAGCTCTTGAATTTATTGATATTGAGTTCTTAATTACTCCAACTGGAGCTTCTTTTGAGAACATCTAATATTAAACAATAATTATAAAAACCCCCTTATTGGGGGTTTTTTATTTTAAACAATATTTATATAATATGAAAAGAATTTTTGAAGGTTTCACAGAAGAGGGTACTCCTGATTTAAAATATTATGCATTTGATTGGGATGATAATATAATGTATATGCCAACTAAAATTATCTTAAAAGAAAAAAATGGTAAAGAGGTTGGTATGGGTACACATGATTTTGCAAAATACCGTACATTAATTGGAAAAGAAGAGTTTGAATATAATGGCAATACTATTGTAGGATTTTCAGATGACCCGTTTAGATATTTTGGAGAAAAAGGTGATGAAGAATTTTTGATTGGTTGTTTGATGGCGAAAAAAGGTCCTGCTTGGAGTGATTTTGTAGAAGCAATAAATGGTGGGTCAATTTTTTCAATAATTACTGCAAGAGGTCATCACCCAAATACATTAAAAAGAGCGGTAAAACAATTAATTGACGGTGAAATCGACGGTATTTCTAAACAAGAAATTGTTAAAAATTTAAAAAAATATAGAGATAAAGTTAAAGGACTCCCAACTGAAAAATTAGATGATAATACACTTATAAATTTATATTTAGAAATGTGTCAATTTTATCCTGTTACACATGGTGAAGGAAGTGCGACAAATCCTGAAGACGGTAAAGTTAAAGCTATGAGAAAATTTATATCATATGTCAGACAACAGGCGAAACTTTTACAAAAAGACGTAGAAATGATTGACGATGTATCTAATTCGTTTGTACCACAAATAGGTTTTTCAGATGATGATGAAAGAAATTTACAGGCTATGATTAATAAATTATCTGATGACGAAGAAAAATCTTTAAAAATGTATACTACTAAGACTGGTGAAAAAAAGAAGTTTCAAGGAAGCAATACTGAAGACTAGTACAAATATTTCTAAAAAAAAATAAAAGTAAATAGATTTTTCTTTTGTGATATATTTATAAGAGAATAAAACAGAAAAAAAACAAAAAGAAACTATGGCTGATTTGCTGATGAAAATGCCGATTCCTTACGAACCGAAAAGGCAGAATAGATTTATATTAAGATTTGATTCTTCTTTAGGAATCAATGAATGGTTTGTAGAATCTACAAGTAGACCACACATCACAATCGGTGCTACGGAGATTCAATTCTTAAACACTTCTACATTCGTAGCTGGTAGATTTAACTGGCAGACAATTAACGTTACGTTCCGTGACCCAATTGGACCTTCAGCTGCTCAGGCTCTTATGGAGTGGGTTCGTTTACATGCTGAATCTGTAACAGGACGTATGGGTTACGCTGCGGGTTATAAGAAAAACATTGATTTAGAAATGTTAGACCCGACAGGTGTTGTTGTTGAAAAATGGTTGTTACAAGATACGTTCTTAACTGACGTTAACTTTAACCAATTATCTTACTCACAAGATGGATTGGCAACTATCACGGCAACTTTAAGACCTGATAGATGTATCTTAGTTTACTAATATAAAAAAATATTTTTTAAAAACCTCACATATGTGGGGTTTTTTGTTTACTATGAAATAATGTTAGATTATTTTAATTAATAAAACACAAACAAATATGGACTCAAGAGAAGCCGGACAAATGAATTTTAATTTACCACACGATATAGTGACACTACCAAGTGGGGGTAAATTTTATAAAAATAAAAAGAAAAGTGTTAAAGTTGGATTTTTAACTGCTTCAGATGAAAATCATTTAGTTAATATTAAAAAAGCTGATTCACAATCTATCATAAATGCAATTGTTAGAAACAAACTTTATGAACCTGATATGAAACCAGAACAGATGTTAGATGGGGATATTGAAGCGGTTTTGGTATTTCTTAGAAATACTTCATTTGGTCCTAATTATAGTATACCTGCAATTGACCCTGCAACTGGAGAGTCATTTATTGCAAATATAGACCTATCTGAGTTAGATATTAAAAAAACTAAAGAAGAACCTGATGGTGAGGGTTTGTTTGTTACAACATTACCTAAAAGTAATGTATCCGTTAAATTAAAACTTTTAACGTTTGGTGAAGACTTAGAAATTGAAAGACAACTAGAAGGTTACCCACAAGGACTTACTCCACCAAGAATTACAAAAAGACTATTAGAACAGATTGTTGAATTAAATGGTACGAGAGATAAAGGTGAAATATCCAAGTCAATTGAAAAAATGCCAATTACTGACTCAAAATATATTCGTAATTTTTTGAGTGAAAACGAGCCAAGATACGATTTAACAAAAGAAGTTATCGCCCCGTCCGGAAAAAAGGTATCCTTGAGGATAGCCTTTGGGGTGGAGTTTTTTCGGCCTTTCTTCTGATTACTACGAAGTACAAATGAATGAGTTTCTTTTATTATCAATGAAACTCAATATGTCCTACGAAGATTTCTTACTTATACCGGTATTCCAAAGAAGGTATTTAATTAATAAATTAGTTGAAATGAATACTCCTAAGGAATAAAAATTTTTTTTTAGTTATTTATATGTATGGGATTTTTAGAAGATTTAGGTTCGGGTCTTAAAGATGTATTAGATGCATTTGTTGGCTCATTAGGTAGCTCTCTTAAAGAAAGTATAAGTACTGATGTTATATTAGACAACTTAGATAGAGTTGACGTAGGTATGACTCAGATTATCGGAGGGATGGGCGCTGGTCGAGAATTATCCCATTTAATAAAGTCAAATATTGCCGGTGCGTACACCAACGTCAAACTTTTAGGTGGTGATTTAGAAAACATTGTACAACAACAACAAAATCTAAATGACAGTACTGGTAGACAATTAATATTACAAAGAGAATATCACGACGATTTATTTGCGACAACTAAAGTAACTGAACAATCCGCTCACGAATTGATTACAGCATTTGATAATGCTGGTAAGTCAGTTTATGACATTAAAAATACAATGGAAGGTGTTGTAAATCAGTCAAGGTCATTAGGATTAAATGCTACCGAAGTATCAACACGAATGGTTGCTAATCTTGAAAAGATGAACATGTACGGATTTGAAAGAGGTGTTGAAGGTTTGAGTAGGATGGCCGCCAAATCCGCAATGTTTAAACTTGACATGAGTTCAACATTTAATTTAGCGGATAAATTGATAAGTCCTGAACAAGCTGTTGAGTTTTCTGCAAGATTACAATCTTTAGGTATACAAAGTGAACTTATTGACCCATTTAGAGCTATGGATTTAGCGACGAATGATATGGAAGAGTTACAAAACCAAATGATTGAGTTAGGTAAGGGAATGACTTACTATAACGAACAAACAGGTAAAGTAGAAATATTCAAAGAAAAAAGAGGGGTTATTAAAGAGTTAGCTGCCGCAGCTGGAATGACTTCTACAGAATTTAGTCGAATGATAGTTCAGAGTGAAACTTTGAACAGGAAAATGGCGGAAATTAAAATGCCTAATTTAAATATTACTGAAGACCAAAAAACTATGATTGCTAATTTAGCGGCAATGAAGGACGGTCCACAAGGTAAGGGATATTATGTACAAATAAAAAAAGACGATGGTACGACTACGGAAAAACTTGTATCTTCACTGGATGAAAAAGACATACTAAAATTAGCCGACCAAGTTGCAAATCCAAAAACTATGGAAGAATTGGCTCAAGACCAAGTAGATTTCTTGTCAAGAATGGCAAATAGTTTAGACGCCATTAAAAACGGACCAAGTATGGGTATTGCAGGTTCTAAATTAGGTGAAGGTGTGGTTGATTTAACAATTGCCGCAGACGCTTTAGTTTATAAACCTTTGGCTAAAGCAATGGATTCAGGTAAAATTGCTGACATTATTGATAAATCAGGTGACGATTTAAAAAAAATATATGAAAGTATAACTACTTCAGCGAGCGGATTTGATGGTACTCTTGCAGGATTTAAATCGTTACTAAACACAGGTCTTGATGGTATTACTGACGCAACACTTGATGCCGCACTTGAATTCCAAAACAATTTAAAACAAGTTAAAAGATTAGGTACTTTTGCAAATTATGGGGAGGTTTTAGATAAGGCGAATGTTAATGAATATAAAGTTGGTGAAGTTAATGACGGGTTTGTATATGGTCAGGGAAATAATAAACAAATAGTGCAAACACATCCTGATGATAATGCGTTTTTTGCTCAAAGACAAGGTATGGTCGCTGCGATGGGGGGTATGGACATTCTTCAAAAAGTTAAAGAAACTATTATAAGTGCTAACGCGCCTACAAACAACAATAACAATTATTTTGAACAATTCCAAAATATGGCGATGAACCAAAATAATACTAAAGAAGTTAACCATAAAATGGACCCTATAAAACATGAGGGTGAATTAAAATTTTCTATTGACATAAACGCACCTGCTGGTGTAGATACAAGAGCGTTAAATGAAATATTTAAAAATAATAGAGGTTTTATGGAAAATTTAGTTGTTCAATTTAATAAACAAATGGCTAACAATTATTTCACAAACGCACCTACTGATGTTAATAGAACTTATATTAATGCGGGATAAAATTTCTTTTCAATCTATTTATTAAAAAAATAGATATAAATGCCAGAAGTACCATTATCATATTTAAGTACTCAAACTTTAAGGGATTCATTACTGTCAAGAAACTTACAACCCTATGCGGTTCAAGGTAATTTTAATCCAAACGTACAAAATCAAACCCCTGAATACATTCAGTCAAACTCAAGTGTGGTTGATTCACCGTCAATAACAACAAATATTGACTCCCCAATGTATCAGTCAAGATTGTTAGGTGCGTTAAATGAATATGGACCTGTAAACACCCAAGATGGTGCCGAATTAATTAGTACTTTACAAACATACAATGTTACTCAAACTACAGATGACCAAGGTAACCCTATTAGCGTAATTGGTAATTTTAATGAATATGATTTAAGTGACGAAAAATTACCATCAATAACTTCTGATTTTTATAGATTATCAGTTGGGGTTAATAAATTTAAAAGTACGGGAGATGGGTTATTATATTTTGTAACTACGGTTATTTTACCATCTTTAGGTCAACCTTACTATACCAATATTGTTGGAGGAGTTTCTTCATATTCTTTATATTCAATTTTAACTGAAGATAATCCTACAGGTAGTATTGGACCAATGTCTAATGATACCGTATTGGTTAAGATAGGTGCTCAAAAATTAAAAGATTATTTTACAGAAAGAATAAGTAGAGAAATTTCTGATTCTTTAAATCCAATTAATCAAGACGCGTTAAATAATCCTTTTGCGTTATTGACGGGTGTTGAACCATTGATTGACAGAGATTATCGAATAACAGTTGGACCATTAAGAATAATTTCGACCTTAGAAAGAATCTCAGGTACATATTTTCCGGCATCAATAATACCTGGGAATTATTTAACTAACCCTGATAGTCAACAAGCTTTTTTTGGACAATTAGTAAATGCGTTTAATCAAACTGGACTTGGAAAAATTGCTGCAAAATTATTTAGAACAAATCAAGACACTCCTTCTGAGTTATTTTTAGAAAGTACAGGTGGTGCTCAAAAATCTTTTTTATTTAAAAATTTAGATTATAACACATACAAACCTTATTATAAAAGACCTATTTTAAGTAGAATATTAGATGCTATAAATCCTTTTGATAATGAGTCAAGTGTTGGATACTATTACGTTGGTTCTAAAGATGTTAATGTAAGTACCTTAACATCACCATCAGGGGAATTACCTGAAGATGCTCAAGGTAACGAATTATCTGCTATTGTTTACGGTCAAGATATTGTCTCTGAAACTTTTGAAGGTAAAAGAATATCAAGTATTAATTTTGGATTAAAAGGTAAATCAACCTATGACTCAACTGCAAATGTTGACGGAGGATTTTTATGGTCATCAACAAAATCACTAAAAGATGCCGGTAAAAGAGCGGGATTATCAGGAGGAACTAGAACTGAAGACCCTGAGTATAGAATTATTGAAAATGTTATCCAGGGACACGCGTCTCAGAATTTATTAGTATCAACAAATTCTGATTTTGTTAGAGACAATAGTCTTTTAGTTAAGACACAACAATTAATTGATTCTGCGGATAAAGTTGAGGGTGAAAGAAGACTTAAACATGCGGGTAACGCTATGAACCAAATAAGTAAAGTATTTCACGATGGTTATAAAATTATGACAAAAGGTTCTCAAGTGATGACATATACAGATTCTAATATTAATCCAATTGGTATTGAATACTGTAGAGTTTTTACTAAAGATACACCATATTATACATTTAATGATTTACAGAAAACCACTTCAAGAATTGACGGTTCGGAAATTAATGGTAATATAAGGAAATCAACGTACTCAGTTTTAGATTCAACGTTTAATTTAAATATTGCACCATGGAGAGGGGATAGTGCGACAAATATAGTTAATCCAGGACGTGATAACGCTTATGTGAAAAAATATATGTTCTCAATTGAAAATTTGGCATGGGCGGGTTCAAAAAGAAAGGGATTTACTTATAATGATTTACCTGTGTGTGAAAGAGGTCCAAATGGGGGTAGAGTTATGTGGTTCCCACCATACGGATTAACTTTTACTGATTCATCTACTGCAAATTTCCATTCAAACAGTTTTTTAGGTAGACCCGAACCAATATATACTTATAAAGACACATCAAGAAGTGGAACTTTGACTTGGAAAATAATTGTTGACCATCCATCAATAACTAATCTTTTAGTTGATAAAGTATATAAAAGTTTAGACGATAAGGTGTTAAATAAAGTAATGGATTCATTTTTTTCAGGATGTAAAAAATATGATTTATACGATTTAGCAAGTAGTTATAACTTTTTCCCAATAGATTTCTTTTTTGAGGTACAGACTGTTTTAGAAGGAGGGGGTGTTGAAGTTCACGAAATAGAACGAATTGTACAAGAACAAATACCAACAGTTGTACCAAATCCTATTCCACCACCAGGACCCGCATTTGATAGTTCTAAATACGAAGGTAAATATGGTTTTTATTATGAAAATGATTATCCTGACCCTGAAACTACTCAAACAACAACTACGACTAATTATCAAAATTTATATGACACATATATACAACAAAAAGATTTATATCTTGGATATGCTAATGAAGACAAGAGAGAAGGTGTAGAAAAAATGTTTAGTGTTATTGAATGGAATTGGACTAAAGTTAAGGAAATGATGACTGAACTTTATCAGGATATGACTGATGGAAAAATTACACAATGTATCATATATCTTGACGGAACAACATCGGCTTCTGCAAGTGTGTCGTATAATAAAAAATTGGCGGAAAGAAGGGTTAGTAATGTGAAAAATATGTTTAGTACTTTTTCATTTGATGGTACTAATACATTCGCTCAATTAATAAACGACAATAAATTGTTAATTGAAACAAAAGCTTTGGGAGAAGTTGCGACAGTTAATGTTGTAGGACCTGATTATAACTCTACGTTTGTTTGTAATGATGTTACGTTACAACAACCACCAACAGACAGTTGGTACTCTGCAAACGCTATGGGATGTAGAAGAGTAGGTATTAGAGAAATAAAAGTAACTCCGGCTGAAAATGTACCTCAACCTGATAACGGAGAACAAGTTATTTTGGTACCAACTGAAATTCCTGTAACTGACAGAGTTGAGATAAAAATTCCTCAAACAAGTCGAACTACACAAAAACCATATGATAAAATTGCAAAAAAATTCATAAGATATCTTTTGAGTGAATGTGATTATTTTGATATGATTAAAGGTAGTGACCCAATTTTTTACGACAGTTTTAGTCAAAAAATAAAACATTTTCATCCAGCGTTTCACTCAATGACACCTGAAGGATTAAATTCAAGATTAACTTTCTTAAATCAATGCGTTAGACCTGGTGACACAATACCAACATACGACTCTGACTCTAAAAGTTTTGTTCAAAATGACGCAATAAATACTTCTTTTGGTACTCCACCTGTTTTAGTATTAAGAATTGGTGACTTTTATAATACTAAAATTATTCCAAATAGTCTTAGTTTTACTTATGAAAATTTAGATATAAACCCTGAAGGTATTGGGGTTCAACCAATGATTGCCAATGTTACTTTAAATTTTAACATCATAGGTGGAATGGGACTTAAAGAACCTGTTGATAAATTACAAAATGCGCTTTCATTTAATTTTTACGCTAATACTGAAATGTACGATGATAGGGCTGATGAAACTGAAAATACAGATGCTTTAGATGAGAGTATAATTGCGGCAATTTTTGAGAAAAAACCAATTAACCCAATTATTAATAATGGATTACCACAGACTAATGGAGGTACAACAATTGGTGAAATTCAAAGTAAATTTTATAGTAGTAGTGGAATAACTGGTACTACAAATTATAAAAAAATAATGAATACTTTGTTAGACCAAACTATTGGTTATTATGAAATTGTCTATAATAGTGTAAATAAAATGATTACTGATTATGGATTTGGCGCGACTCAAATTGCTACCAAATTTGCCAATTGTTATACTGGTGAAATAAGAAGATTTAGTAGTCCTCAAACAGTTGAAATCGTTGGTAAATACGTAGACTACCAACAAATATTTGATGAGTTGTCTGCAAATTTAGTTGATAATATTGACACTAACTATTTGGTTGTTAGTATGGATGACGCGGGATTTAAAAATTCAGATGTTCGTAAATTTAAAAACAATTTAAAATCTTTTATTGAAGAATGTAAAAATAATACTTTACAAGGGGTTAATGCAATTATTAATGATTTAACTTCTTATCAAGAAAATTATGTACAAACCTTTAGAAAATTAAATTATGTTGATTTATTAAATGACGGTTATTTATTACCTGATAACTCTACTGTTGTATATGATATTGATGGGTCGTCTAGTGATTTTATAAATCTAAGATTAAACTATGACCAAGTTGGTACTGATTTGACAGATTATTTAAATCAATATAAAAATACTTATGGTTTTTTAAATAATGATTATGACACATCAACTTTTGAAATATCTCCTGATTATTTTACTGATACAGATTTACAATTTCAAAAAATGGGTACAATATTTTGGAGTACTTATAAGGCAACATCAAATGTTGATGAGATAATTGATAAATTAACTGTTGGGATTAAAGATGTAACTAACCCTCAAAACCTTTACAATTTTGTTAAAGATGAGTTCTTTTATGTTATGGAACAATATGGAATTGGACAAGAAGAAGTTTTAAGTGCTGTAGAAGGTTTAGGGGTTCTTTATACTGAAGATTATGATAAAGACTCTTACACTCCATATAACAAAGATGTTGATGTTATAGTTGATTTTACTGAGACACTAACACCAACAACCCAACAATCAACCGAACTTCAGAATATATATAAAACAGTAAACTTAACTGAAGAGTTATTAACCTTTAATGATAAAATAAAATTTATATAACATGGCTCTTCAATATTACAATAGATATAAAGGTTTTTTAATTAATGGGACACAAAATATTGTGCCTTTTGTTAGATTAACTTCTAAATCAACTGATAAAAGATACATTTACAGGTCAAGCAGAACAAGACTTGATAAAGTTTCTCAACAAATTTATGGGACACCTTATTTTGGTTGGTTAATATTACAAGCAAATCCTCAGTTTGGTGGTTTAGAAAATAATATACCTGATGGATATTCATTAAGGGTACCATTTCCTTTGGATTCAAGTTTATTAGATTATAAAAATCAGTTAGATAATTATTTTTTCTATTATGGCAGATAAACCAATCTACGTCGAATTCGATTACGAGAATATTTTTTTAGTTGACCCAAATTCTGTTACATCTGATGAAGGTGGAAGGGAAGATAGGTACGTTAAACAGGAGTCATTAATAATGTACGCCAATTTGGAATGTAAATTAAGTCCAAGAAGTAAATTAACTTATGGGGTTGCAAACGGACAAGTTGGGTCTGAAACTGTTACAATAGGTAAAATTAATTTTTTAAAACCAAATAATAAAGATTTTTTAGAAAACAATTATATAGGTGAACTTTTAGGTACAGATGAAAAAGTTAACGCGGCTAGAAGTAAAAATTACGCTCAACAATCAAGAGAATTTTTTAATTTTGATGACAACATAACCAATAATAACAGTATTGTTGATAATGGTTTTTTAGGTATAACAAACATACAAGTAAGAACTAATTCTGCGTTTGTACCTACAGTAACAATTACTTTGGTTGATGTTAGGGGTAGGGCTATGTTTGAGCAAGGTAACAATTCACCTTACGCTGCATTTTTCTCATTACCGTATCCAATATTTTATCTAACACTTAAAGGTTATTACGGTAAGGCGGTACAATATCCTTTATTATTACAAAAATTTAATTCATCGTATGACTCATCTTCAGGTAATTTCATTGTATCTTTAACATTCATAACTTACAAGTATGGTCCGTTTGGTGACATAACCATGGGTGAAATAATGGCATTACCCCACATGTACACTACAAAATTTACTACAACAAGTCAAACAAACACCTCAAATTCAAGTGATAGTCGAGTTGTTGAAACCCAAACTTCCCAACGAGGATACCAAAGGTTGGTGGAATTGTATGACAAATATAGGAATAGTGACCCACCATTAATTACAGATTTACCAAATATTACTATACAGGAGTTAATGTATAAATTAGATAAATTTGTACAAGACATATTAAATAACTCAGGTAAAGTAGATTTACAACCACTTACAAATTGTGACTTGTTTTTAACAAATTTAGAAAAATTCCAAGGGGATGTTTATTTTTATAGGGGTGAATCTTGGTTCGATAAGTACATTAATACTATAAATTTTTATATATCTAAAACAGATGGAAAAAAATATTATACGTTTAAAGAAGATAAAGAACTTAACCAACAAACTAAAATTGATTCTATTGCGGAATTAAAAAAAATCATAGTTCAATATAATGACTCATTGGCAAAATGTAATATTGGATTAACCTCTGATGTCGATATATCAAATTTTTTAGTTTCATTATCACCTGACGAGGTTGACCCGGTTGCAACTTATAAGGCAAGAAACAATAAAGCACCAACTCCCGATGAATTATCAGGTTTTACACAATCCTTAAATCAATTAGTTAAAGGTGCGGTAACAATAAACAGTGATGGCACAAATTTTCAAACTAATCAATTTTTTATTTTTGAAGGAGTGCCGAATGACGAAACGTTTATTACGAAAACAAGTAATCTAAAAAAACGAGCAATTGAGATTAGAGAAGAAAATGAAAAAAAATTTTCAGAACAACTTGTAAAAATTTTAGAAAACCCGCAAACAGGTATTGGGTTTAAACCAACAATAAGAAATATAATCTCAATATTTGTTGTGTCAGTTGAAGCGTTTTATTCATTGCTTGATGATGTACACACAAAGGCTTATGACAAACGATATGACAAGGCTAGAAAATCTGAGTTTACCGAGAATGATTATAATTGTTTAGAAACATCTCAAACAATTGAAGAGGCAGTAGTATATCCTTGGCCACTCTTTACTGTTAAAAAAAATAACACATCAGGAGATACAAGTTATGAAATTGCCTATCCTGGTGATAGAAAATATCAAAACGTAGTTAAATCTTATGATTATAGTGTTTGGCCTGAAGTAGAGTTTGTCGAAGAGTTTTCAAACGCTTTTGCTCAAAGAGAGTCGGTACCAAATCCATATACTACAAACCGAAATGAAAACAAAGATGTTTATAGATTATCTTTGTCTACTTTTGACGCACCGATTAAAAACATCATTTTTTCAAATAAAGAAATTACAAAATTTTTATACGAAATAATTGAGAGGATTATTTTGAATACAAATTATCAAGGGTTACAAAGAGATACTGCGAAAAAAACACAAATTATAAATTTTATTTCAGATGCTATAAGTAAAAGTATTAAAGAAAGTATAGGTACTGGTAGTCCTGACTTGTTAAATCTTTTTTCAAATTATAAAATAGACGTTGCGTCTTTTAATGAATTTTTAAAAACAATATCAAATAATGGTAATGGTGAATCTTATAACAAATATATTAGAGATTATTTTGTCACACAAGAAATTGACAAAATAATACAAACCCCGACAATAATTTATAAAGATTTTTTAACAGAATTTCCAAAACCTAACCTAGACTTTAAAAATGTTGAACAACTTTTTGGAATTTATACAGGTACGACAAGTAATACTTACTATTTTTTTGATACATTACCTTATATAAGTGATAATTGGTTAACTTCAAATGTTACAAACGGTAAAACAATTACAAATTATGAGTTGTTTAACAACACGACCAAATCAATAATGTTTAACCCATACTATAAAACTACAACAAATTTTGATTCATTTACAAATGTTGATGTAAATCGACCAGTTACTAATTTTAATGTAAGAGCTTCACAACAAATTAATACAAACAATTTTTCAAATGAATTTTATACTAATCTTCTAACTGACAATACCCAACTTTTAACGACTGTTGGTAGTGTTTACTATAGTAGTTATAATAATTTAATGACACAAGCTCAGTGTACTTCAATTTTCAACACTCCGTTTTTTGTGAATGCTATACAAAATGGTGTTAATAATGAAAAATCAGGAGCTCCGTATCCGTATACTGAGGCGGCTTATTTGTTGTTAAATAGTTTACCATTAGCAACTTTGAGTCAAAGATTTAAAGACTATCAACCAAATAATGGTAATAGTACTCCAAATAAAAATTTTACAGAATTAGATTACATTGCATCAACATTTAGAAAATTTGGGGCTCTTCACAAATTACCATATGCATGGATTTTAAAATATGGTTCTATATGGTATAGATATAAAAACTATATAAATAACAATATTGATATTTTAGATAAATGTTGGGTACCATTTAATTATCAAACAAATTACGACCCAATTAATTCGGATATTTCAAGAAATTATCAAATCACATCAACAACTACAAATTTTGATATAACTTTAAAAAAAGTTGATACAACTTCAATACCTAATATTACATATGAAGATGTCTCTGTTGGGTTTTATCCTAAAGTAATTAATGACTTTAATTACTTTTATAATGGTTTTGATTTAGTTACCCAATACTCAACAGTAAGTCAATCTTTTTCTTATTATAGAAATGATGGTACATTAAAGATATTATCACCAATATCTACAAAAATAAGTAGTAGTGAGAGTACATATGACCCGGCATTGTATTTAACAATTTCTAACTATTCTTGTCTATTAAAAAACACTTTAAAAAGTGATGGAACATTCTACGTAACTCCATCTTTTGGTTCACCAGTAAATCAATTATTTTATGAATTTTTTAATTCACAAACAAACGATTTACAAAAAAATTATGATGTGCCAGGAACTTATAATGGGTCTATTAGATTAGATTGGTCAAATCCACATTTTGGATATTTTGACCCTACTAATATGGTTAAACCAAGTTATAATGAGTATCTATGTAAGATAAATTCAGAAACGGATAATCAACAAGAATTTACTTTCTTACATCAAAATGGGTATTCAAAAATTGAAGATATATTTGGGGTTTTTACAAAAGAAGAATTGGACATATTTGAAAAAGAATTTTTAAATTTTTCTAAATCTGAAAAAAATTATAATGAGGAAACTGCAAACAAAAATATGATATCGGAATACAACAATTTCCAAATGTTGTATAAAATAATTAATAAGGTAAATTCGGTTAGTGGATTAGATGATTTAAACATTATTAAAAATGTCCAACAAGCTCAATTTTCTAATAAAAACCAAACTATTTCACAATTTTTAAATAAAGATGTGGTATTAAAAAGGGCAAATCCTTACGACTATAATAGAAAAACTTTTCTTTCATTTTTAAGTGCGGTTATAAATACAGAACAATTTACAGTTGACCCAATAAATTTTGGTTCATATCAGGTATCAACACCTAACGCGGTACCAATACCTAATAATAACGTAACAACATCGTCTTCTAAAATTGCATATCCAAACGAGTGGAAAACACTCCAAGAATATGTTGGATTCTCAACTTTTGAAGGAATTAATTACGCAGAATCTGGAAGTACAATAACAGACTTCTTTCCTGTTTTTGATATACCGTTTACGTCTAATAATATAATTTTGTTATCTCCAATAATAAAATTATATTCTTCTTACAAATATAAAAATCCAAATGATAATAGAGAAGAATTTTTAATTGAACTATTAGCTGATTACTTTGAAAAAGTAGATTTAACTAATAATGTTTTAAATAATACATTATTAATATTACAAAAAGAATTACCTAAAATACAAATAGAAAGTATCAAAACTAATTCAACTAACGTAATTGGGGAAGATTTAAAAGTTGAATACTATGACATGTTTAAAGTATTGAACGATAAATGGGTTTCAGGAAATAATTTTTCAGAAGATACATTTTTAGAATCATTTTTATTTTTAGATAAAGCCAGTAGGGATATTGGGGACGATGTTTTAGTTGATATTTTTAAAGTTAAAACTAAAATTTCAAATGTTGACCCTGCAACTTCTGTATATACAGTTATTGCTGAAATTCTTAAAGACCACCATTTTGTTACATTTACAATGCCTTCATACATCAATTTCTATAATAGAAGAAATAATGAAGGCCCCCAAGAAATGGCTCAATTAATGTTTGGTACTTATTCTGAAGTAGATTATTCTGAGACATCGACTAAGTTTGTAAATATATTATCAACTGACCCATCAACTAATACTTTAGTTGAAAGTAAACATAATGGATATTGTGATGATGGTTTTGAATTAGGTAGGGCTCAAAACAACCCTAATGTGAGATTAAACACATCAACAGATGAAAAGTCAAATAAAGTGGTAGGTTTTGCTGTTGATTTTGGACTACAAAGACAACAGATGTTTCATAATTTAAATTTGGCTCAAGATGTTGGTAAATCAACATCTGAATCATTATTAATGGAATATAATTTGGCTCAGTTAACATCTGGTAAAAAGTCACAAACTCAGAATGTTAGTCTTTTTAATCTGTATAAAAATAGAAGTTATTCTTGTACAGTTCAATCTATGGGTAACGCAACCATACAACCAACAATGTATTTTACATTAAGAAATGTACCGATGTTTAACGGACCGTACCTAATATTAGAAGTTAACCATTCTATTTCCCCTGGCTCATTTGAAACCACTTTCCAAGGGGTGAGACAAAAAATATTTACATTAAAACAAAGTGAAAACTTTTTAGCGTCTATCAAAATGGAATTAGGTAAAAATTTCTATTCTGAAATTAAACGACAAAAAGAACAATTGAGTAAATCTGCAACTACAGTTACTCAACAAAATACTGAAACGACAAATTCAATAAATGAGACTCCTGTAAATAAAAATAATGAAAATTGTCAACCAAACGTGGCGTATAATGATTTCATTAAAATTACTGGTGAATCAAAGACATTATCATATTCACGAGTAATTGAGGAGGTTCAATTTATTGTTGGAGACGATTTACAAAAAAGAGCGGCATTATTTACCTTAATTTATATATCTAATGACTCAAATGGAAATATAAAATTATTCAATAATAATTTAACTAATGTTAATTTAAAACGAAAATGGGCTGGTGACCTACCAAGTAAATTTAATAAAGAATACACATGTTTAAACTTTGGTACTGAATTAATACCAATTGTTAAATTCCCAAATATTACTTATAATTTGGAATTCATGAATCTTTATTTAAAAAATTTCTACCCTGATTTAAATTTTGCTACAGATATTACTATAGTTGAAGAACTAACTAAATTTTATATTAAATATTGGTCATTACAATCAAAACAGGAAGATGCTTATTATGATGAATATATAAGTAAAAATGCTAGCGAGTACGCTGCCATTTTGGAAAAAGTTAAAAAGGCTTATGTTATTTTAAACCCTGTTAATTTGAACCCAGCCCCAACAGGGGATACTCAAACAAGTACTGGTACAACACTAACTAATAACACACAAACACCGCCTTTAACTTCCGATTATCAATATACAATATCTAACCCACCAATGTTTGAAGAATTTACAGTTAGTGTTAATCCTAGTGTTGATGGGTTAAGAAATATATTCTTAGTTGAATATGGGTACAATATTACTGCAAGTTGTGCTGAAGGGTCGGCGACTGGACAACAGTTCTCAAATAATTATATTTCTTCAAATGGACAAACAGTTACAATAACTGCTGAAGATTTGTTAGAAGAAGTAGACTGTACTGGTTCAGGTTCTAGTGGAGTTTATGAATTCCAAATTACAATTTTTACAAAACCTGTTTTATCTAATGGTCAAATAGATACTACAAGGTCAGATTATTATAAATCATATCCTATTACTATGACATTTTAATTTATTAGTATATTTATATAAAAAATAATTATGAATACTAAAGAAGCTTTAGATAGATACCTTGGTAAGAACACAAGAATAACTGAAACCGATAAGGGTAATGGTTATAAAGAAGTTTGTGACTTAGATACTGGAGATTGTTACACAATTAGAATGAAAGACGGTTTAATTGAAAGAGTTAACAATACAATGACAATTAATAAAAAAATCAATGTTGAAACAACACAGGGATATAAACAACTTTTAAATGGGTAAGGAAATGGATTTATCTAAAAAATTATTAGAGGAATTAAAAAAACATAATAAAATCAACAATTATATTTTTGAACAAGACGCTCCACCACCACCTGATGATTTAGCCCTTGGAACACCTCCTCCATCGCCTGAAGCAGGAGCACTACCTGCGGCACCTGAAGCAGGGGCACCCCCTGCGGCACCCGCCGCTGAACCATCAGCACCTGTTGATGTGGAAAATGACCCTGACGTTGAAAAAATCGGTGATGAAAAATCAGAAGATTCAGAAACTGAAGAATTGGATGTTACAGAACTTGTAACGTCACAAAAAAATATGGAGGAAAAACAAAATGAATTCTTTCAAAATCTTTTTTCACAAATACAAAATCTTGAAAGTAAATTATCTGAAATGGATAAAATTATGGATAAGATAAATACTATTGAAACTAAGATTGAAAAATATCGTGAAAAAACTCCGCAAGAAAAATTAGAATTAAGAAGTTTAGATTCAGGACCTTTTAATCAAAAATTGACACAATTTTTTGATGATAAACTACAGGATATTGAACAATCAGGTAAAAACGAATATGTGATTACACCTGATGATGTTGAAAACTATTCACAAGCTGAAATAAAAAACAGTTTTAATAATTTGGATAGTGAGGATAGTGATACTAATACTTTCACTTATAGATAATTTTTGTTTGACTATTACGGCTGACACACTTATACTTGTTTATTAACTAATAATTTATATATATCATGGCGACAAATTCACTAGATGCTGTACTCGCTCAGTATGAAAAAGCGAAAGGTGGCTCAAACGGAGCTAACAAAATGTCTCAAGAAGACAGAATGAAAAAGTATTTTGCAGCAATTCTAACGCAAAATGAAACATCGGGACAAAAACGTCTTCGTATTTTACCAACTCCTGACGGTTCATCACCTTTTAAAGAGGTGTGGTACCACGAAGTACAAGTTGAGGGTAAATGGAATAAAATCTATGACCCAGGTAAAAACGACAACGAGCGTTCACCTTTGACTGAAATTCACGACGAATTAATGTCAACAGGTAAAGAGTCCGATAAGGAACTTGCTAAATCTTACAAACCACGTAAATTCTACATCGTTAAGGTTATTGACCGTGATAACGAAGCGGATGGAGTTAAGTTTTGGAGATTTAAACACAATTACAAGAACGAAGGTATTCTTGACAAAATCATCCCAATTTGGAAAGCTAAAGGTGATATTACTGACCCTGTTAATGGTCGTGATTTGATTATCGAGTTGGCAAAGGCTAAGACTCCAAAAGGAGCGACCTATACAGTTATCCAAACTGTAATGCACGATGACCCATCTCCTGTTCACACAGACGCGGAAACTGCTAAAACTTGGACTGAAGACCCACTTACTTGGGCCGATGTTTACTCTAAAAAACCTGTTGAATATTTGGAAGCGATTGCTCGTGGAGAAACTCCAAGATGGTCATCTGATTTAGGTAAATATGTTTATGGAGACGCGGCATCTGAAATGAGTGTTGGTGGTGGAAACATGTCAATTGTTGACCCACAAGCAGGTGACGAACCTGATGGTGATTTACCATTCTAATTTATACGGATGGACACTAGCATAGTCAAAGTGTCCATCCTTTTTTATTTTTATACTAACAATTTAAACACATAGACATTTATGGCTATAAAGAAAAAAGAATTTTCATTAGATGCAATCAAAAATAAGTATTCTACGAAAACTAAATACAAAGATACAGAGTTCTATGAAGTCGACGAAGCTTTTCATAGTAGTTGCGGTTTACCTGGTCCTGCTTTGGGTAACATCAATATGTTCTTGGGGCACTCAAATTCTTCCAAAACGACAGCACTTGTTAAAGCCGCTGTTTCGGCTCAGAAGAAGGGGCATCTACCCGTTTTCATTATTACTGAAAAGAAATGGTCGTGGGACCACGCGGTAGAATTAGGTCTTAAAGCTGAACTTATCGAAGGAGAATGGGACGGACAATTTATCTTCAATGATAACTTTGATTACATCGAACAAGTTACAGACTATATTAACGAATTATTGGACGAACAAGAAAAAGGTAACATTCCTTATTCTCTTTGTTTTCTTTGGGATTCTGTTGGTTCAGTTCCTTGTAAGATGACATTTGATGGTAAAGGTGGTAAACAACACAACGCATCTGTTTTGGCAGACAAGATTGGTATGGGTATCCAAGCTCGTATTACTAAATCTCGTAAGGAAGATTATCCATATACAAACACAATGGTAGTAGTAAATCAACCTTGGGTTGAATTACCTGATAATCCATTTGGACAACCAACAATTAAGGCCAAAGGTGGTGAAGCACTTTGGTTAGCATCTGCACTTGTTTTTTTATTTGGCAATCAAAAAAATGCAGGTATTAATCACATTACTGCAACTAAAAATGGAAGAACGGTGTCTTACGCTATCCGAACAAAAATCTCTGTTCTAAAGAACCATATTAACGGATTAGGATATAAAGATGGTAAGATTATTGCAACACCACAAGGATATATTGTAGATACTAAAGAGGCTCTTGAGGAGTACAAAAAACAATACTCACAATATTGGAACGCAATTCTTTCAGGTACAGGGGAAATTACTCTTGATGAAAGTGAAGAAACTTTTGAAAACGAAAACGAACCATTTTAATTAACTTTTTGTGAAAAAAACACTCCTTGTTGATGGGAATAATTTGATGAAGATTGGATTTCATGGGGTGAAAGATTACTTTCACAACGGAGAACATATTGGAGCAATTTATCATTTCATCAACACACTAAGAAAATTTATTGAAGAACAAAACTTTGATAAAGTAGTGGTATTTTGGGACGGAGAGGACTCTACGAGTATTCGTGGAGTTCTTTACCCCAAATACAAACAAAACCGAAAATTAGTTATGGAGGATGCAATCTTCATGTCCTACCTAAGACAAAAAAATCGCATCAAACAATATCTCGAAGAAATCTATGTGAGACAGATTGAAGTCTCAGGACGAGAAGCTGATGATTTAATTGCTTATTATTGTCAGGTATCTGAAAATGAGGATAAATTAATTTTTTCGTCAGATAGAGATTTAACACAACTGATTTCTGAAAAAGTATCTGTATATTCACCATCACTAAAAAGTACTTTTAAAAATGGAGATACTATTAAATTTGACGACTTTTCATTTCCCCACTATAATGTTAAAACATTAAAAATTATGACTGGTGATAAGAGTGATAATATTGAGGGAATTTACCTTTTGGGTGAAAAGACATTGGTTAAATTTTTTCCTGAGATACTTGAAAAACCGATTTCTTATACCGATATTTTAGAAAGAGCTGAGGAACTTTTGAAAGAACAAAAAGATAATCAGACACTGAAAAATTTACTAACAGGAAAAACAAAATCAGGTATTTTTGAAAACGAATATTATGTGGTCAACGAACAAATTGTTGACTTATCAAACCCACTCCTCAAAGACGAGGACAAAGAAGAAATTTCCCAAATTGTTAATGAAACATTAGAAACTGAAGGAAGAAGTTACAAAAATATTATTCGTTATATGGTTGAAGACGGATTGTTTAAGTACCTACCTAAAGGGGATGATTCGTGGACATATTTTTTAAAACCGTTTATGAAATTAACAAGAAAAGAAAAAAACAAAAAATAAAAAAAACAATTATGAGAGAACAACAAGACATTACGAAACTAGAGTTTCTGATGACAGTGAACAACAATTTTATTGTTCAGAGATTTTTTAATGTAAAAGGGTATAACCCAAATTCGCATCGTTCCGCGGATTTAATTGACTTGGTTGATAATTTTGTCAATGAATTAAAACACAATTTCAAAATGAAATCTGTAAGTTACATGCTTGACAATCAGTATCAAATTACAGAAGACCCTGAAGTTTTGAATACATCATTTACTGACGGACCCGAAGTATTCAATGTTTATATTAAAAATGGAGATAAAGTATTATATCATCAGGTATTTGATGCTAAACCGTACCCACCTAAAGTTAGATATACGGTTGATGTTAGACCTTATTTAAAAGGTGTTTTAAATGATTTGACAGAAGTTTTGTCAAGTAAAAATTTAACACACGAATATATGGGTTACTCTTTAGTTTAAAGATATTTAATAAAAAAAGGAATTATGGCGGACAAAAATTTTGAATACTTAGGAAATCAATTTCAGTTACAACTTCTAAATCAACTTATTGTTGATAAGGATTTCGCCCATTCCATCGTTGGAGTTTTAGAACCATCTTACTTCGAAAACAAATACTTTAAACTTATTGTTCAAATGGTGAAAGAGTATTATCAAAAATTTGAGCATTCGCCAAGTTTTGATACTCTTAATCAAGTAGCTAAAAGTGAAATTGCTCAGGAGTTATTGTTAAAAATAACTCTTGATACAATTTCTGATATAAAAAATATTGATGAAAGTGGGGTACAATTTGTTCAAGAAAAGGCTTTAAAATTCTGTAAACAACAAGAGTTACAGAAAGTGATGGAAAAGGCTAAAAAAATTATAGACCACGGTGAGTTTGAAAATTATGACACATTAGAAGAAATGGTTCGAGAGGCATTACAAGTTGGTAATGTTGATAAAGGAACTGGTGATGTGTTTGAAAACTTAGAAGATGTATTAGCGGATGATTATAGACACCCAATTCCTATGGGAATACCGGGTATTGACAACTTACTTAAAGGTGGGTTAGCAAAAGGGGAGATTGGGGTAATACTTGCACCTACAGGTGTTGGTAAATCAACTCTAACTACAAAGATTGCAAACAATGCGTTTAATTTAGGGTTTAATGTATTACAGGTATTTTTTGAGGATAACCCAAAAATTATCCAAAGAAAACATTTTACTTGTTGGACAGGTATTGCTCCTGATGACCTTAGTACACATAAAGATGAGGTGTTAAAAAAGGTTGCTGAGATTGAAGAGAAGATGTCTAACAAATTAATTCTTAAAAAATTACAATCTGACACATTTACTATGAGTCAAATTAAAAATCAAATTCGTAAGATGATTGCCGATGGTACTCATATTGATATGATTATTTTGGATTATATTGATTGTGTAACTCCTGAAAAAGCTTTGGAAGATGAATGGAAAAGTGAGGGTTCAGTTATGAGAGCATTTGAGGCTATGTGTCATGAATTAAATATTGTAGGATGGACAGCGACACAAGGTAACAGAAGTTCAATATCATCAGATGTTGTAACTACAGACCAAATGGGTGGGTCAATCAAAAAGGCTCAAGTTGGACACGTCATCATTACTGTAGCGAAGTCACTACAACAAAAAGAGTTAAATCTTGCAACAATTGCCATTACAAAATCTCGTATCGGTAAAGATGGGGTAGTATTTGAAAACTGTAAGTTCAACAACGAAATGTTGGATATTGATACAGAAAGTTCTGTAACATTCTTGGGACTTGAAGAACAAAAAGAAGAACAAAAAAGAAACAGAATTAAGGAGATTATGGAGAAAAGAAAACAACAACAAGTATAATTATTAAAACAGAAATAAATTAAAAATATGGAAAAAATATTAAAAGAGAACCCAAACAGATTTGTGATATTCCCAATCCAATACAATGATATATGGGAATATTATAAAATGCACCAAGCCGCGTTTTGGACTGCGGAAGAAGTTGATTTAAGTGGTGATATTAGAGATTGGGAAAATCTTTCAGAAAACGAACAATATTTTATTAAAAATATTCTTTCATTTTTTGCGGCATCCGACGGTATCGTTAACGAAAATTTGGCTGAAAATTTTTATAGAGAGGTTCAGTATCCCGAGGCTAAATTTTTCTATGGAATACAACTTGCAATGGAAAACATTCACTCGTTAATGTACTCATTATTGATTGATACTTATATCTCAAATGAAGAGGAAAAAAACAAATGTTTTACAGCTTTGGATAACCTACCGGCAGTTCAAAAGAAAGCTAAATGGGCTTTGGATTGGATTGAAAACGCATCCTTCCAAGAAAGGTTGGTGGCATTTGCCGCGGTTGAGGGTATTTTCTTTTCAGGTTCGTTTTGTTCAATCTTTTGGTTAAAGTCTCGTGGAATTATGCAAGGATTGTGTAATGCTAATTCTTTAATCTTTAAAGATGAAAATTTACATTGTGATTTTGCAATTCATTTATTGAATAATCACGTAGAAGAAAAACCAAGTGAAAAAAGAATTAAAGAGATTTTATTGTCGGCTCTTGAAATTGAAAAAGAATTCATCACAGAATCATTACCAGTTTCACTTATTGGTATGAATTCAAATCTTATGAAACAATACCTTGAGTTTGTTGTTGATGGATTATTAATTAAGTTTGGTTGTAAAAAACAATTTAATGTTGAACAACCATTTAAATTTATGGAACAAATTGCAGTTGAAACAAAGGGTAACTTCTTTGAATCACGTACAGTTGAATATCAAAAAGCAAAGTTAAATGAGACTCTCTCCTTTACTGATGACTTTTAATTTACTATCTTTTTAAACTATGATGTCATTAAGAATTAAAAAACGTAGTGGGGACGATGCGTCGTTTAATCCACAGAAAATTTATCAAAGAATTAAACGAGCCTCAAAAGGTTTAAATGTTAATTCTGACGAAATCTTTATTAAAGTAATCACTTCAGTACCAACTGAAGGGGTTATCACTACCAAAGATTTAGATAAGTTAATTTATGAAATTGCTGCGGCGTTTACAGGTAGTCATCACGATTACTCTCGTTTAGCTTCATCTGTTGCAATCTCGTCATACCACAAAGAAACTGACCCAAGTTTTTCAAATACGATGCATACCTTACACGTTGATGGTATTGTAAGTAATGAATTAATGGAGATTGTCGAATCTTATGGGCCTAGTAAAATTGATGAGGTAATTAATCACGATAATGATTATAACTTTGACTATTTTGCTTGGAGGTCACTCGCCGAAATGTACTTGTTAAAACTACCAAATGGAAAAGTTGTTGAAAGACCACAACATATGTACATGAGAGTTGCTCTTTGGGTGACCAATACATTTGAAGAGGCTATGGAATATTACCAAGCTTTATCCACCCAAAGAATATCTCCGGCAACCCCGATTATGATTAATGCTGGAACAAAGGTTCCACAATTGGCGTCTTGTGTTCTTCATTATAACGATTCGGATTCTCGTGAAGGTTTGTTAAATACTATGAGAGACATCTCAACCTATTCATCAGACGCTGCGGGTATCGGACTATCAATGTCTAACATTCGTAGTAAGGAGAGTCGTATAACATCTTCTGGAGGATATGCTGGTGGATTGTTAAAGTATTTGAAGATTGTTAACGAGTCACTTCGTTTCTTTAACCAACAAGGACGTAGACCAGGTTCCGCAGCAATTTACTTGGAACCTTGGCATAAAGATATCTTTGATTTATTGGATATTAAAAAGAACACAGGTGCTGAGGAATTGAGAGCTCGTGATTTGTTCACCGCACTTTGGATTCCTGACAACTTTATGAATGCGGTTAAGAACAATGACAATTGGTATTTATTCTGTCCTAATGATATTGTTAAAGCGGGTATCAAACCGTTACAAGAATCTTATGGTGATGAATATGAGTCAAATTACGACAAGGCAGTTGAGTTAGGATTAGGTAAGAAAGTTAAGGCCCAAGAAATTTGGAATAAGATTATTGAATCTCAAATTGAAACTGGTGTTCCATATCTTTGTTCTAAAGACAATGCTAACAAAAAGACAAATCATCAGAATATTGGTGTAATTAAACAATCAAATCTTTGTAATGAGATTTACCAATATACTGACGAGAATACAACTGCAATCTGTACTCTTTCATCTATGGTGTTAAAGAACTATGTAAAAGATGGTGAGTTTGATTTTAATGGGTTATACGAAGAAACTCGTAAAGTTGTAAGAGCGTTAAACAAAGTTGTTAACATCAACAATTACTCAACTGAAAAAGGTCGTAAGGGTGGACTGGAACAAAGAGCAATTGCTATCGGAACACAAGGACTTGCTGACGTATTCTATTTGATGGATTACATCTTCACATCTGATGAAGCTCGTAAGTTGAATAAAGAGATTTTTGAAACAATCTATTTCGCGGCAATCACTGAAAGTAACAGATTGTGTATGGATGGTAAGTATGAACCATACGTTCACTTTGAAGGGTCACCAATGTCAGAAGGAGTGTTCCAATTTGATATGTGGGGATTAAAAGAAGATGAGTTATCAGGAAGATGGCCTTGGGGAATTCTTAAACAGAATGTTAGTAAATATGGTGTTTGTAACTCATTATTTACAGCTCAAATGCCTGTAGCATCTTCAGCGAAGATTACAGGTTCATATGAAATGACAGAACCCGCTCACTCAGCAATCTTTAACAGACGTGTAGTTGGTGGAGAGATTATGATTGTTAACAAGTATTTGATTAATGACTTTGAAAAGATTGGAATTTGGTGTGAGGATTTGAAAAACGAAATCATAATGAACGAAGGTTCAATCCAAAACATTAATTTCAACAACTACCTTGACCAAGAAGATAAGAAGTACAATTCAAAAGTTAAAAGAATTGAGCACTTAATTAACAAGTATAAAACAATTTGGGAAATCTCACAAAAATCATTGATTGAAATGGCGGCCGACAGAGCTCCGTTTATTGACCAATCACAATCAATGAATATCTATATGGGTAACCCAACATTGTCAAAGATTTCATCATCACATTTCTATGGATGGGAAAAGGGATTGAAAACACTTTGTTATTATGTTAGAACAAAGGCAATCTCAACAGGGGCTAAACATTTGGCGATTGATACTTCAAAAATTAATAAACCAAATCCTACACCAGAACCACCAAAGGTAGACTACAGTTATATGAATTTACCTCCAAAACCTGAGAATAGTGATTTTGATTGTTTTGGTTGTTCATCTTAAATTTTTAAAACATCCGATGTGTTATCCCGAGCTAGGTCGGGATTTTTTTTGTTTATAAACTATTTATCGGTATGTCTAATATTATTCAGGAAGAAATTGAGAAAATAAGAAAAATGATGCTTTTGGAAGATTTAGTGCAAGAGGATGGTGCAAAAAAACTAAAAGAGACTTTAGACATTTTAAAAAATAAGAAAAAAGTTTTATTGTTAAGTTGTTCAAATAGGTTTAATTGGGACCCTAAAAAAGTCGACGTACCTAAATCAAAATTAATCGCAATGTATTTGAATGAAGAATTAGGTGATAAATCAGTTTTTATTGATGTTTCAGAACTCAAGATTTTTCCTTGTGAAGGTAATGTGTCGAGAAAAGAAGGTAACACTTGTGGACTTTTAAAATCGTTACTTAAAGATGATAAGAAAAATCCTTCAGGATATCACAGATGTTGGGCGAGTTTAAACAATAAAACAGATGAACTTTGGAAAATATCTAAAGAACTTTTTGAATCTGACGCAGTTATATTCTTTAGTTCAGTAAGATGGGGACAAGCTAATATGTTTTATCAAAATTTGATTGAAAGATTAAATTGGATTGAAACCCGACATACTACTTTAGGTGAAAAAAATATAGTTGAAGATATTGAAACAGGATTTATTTGTGTTGGACAAAATTGGAATGGTGAGAATGTTACAGAAACTCAAATGGATGCTCACAAATTCTATGGATTTAAACCGAATAAGAAACTATATTGGAATTGGCAATATACAACAGATGTTAATGACGAAAGTAAATCTTCTTACAAAAAGTCCCACAAAAAATTCATTGACGATATGGGACTATGAGGTAGGGTATTATAAGTACACCTCAAAAGAAAAACTAATCGTGGATTGTTTAAATTATTATCCAATTAACGATTTTATAACAGAATACTTGTTAAAACAAAAATTTGTAGAATTTGAATACGAAAACAATATTCCAAAAACTATTAATGGTAAAATTATTGTTTTGATTTGAGTCAATACATATTGGGATTTTTTATTTTATTTAAAATTTTACAACATTATATTTATGTAATATGCCAAGCCCAATAACATACGGTATTAATTTTCCATTTAGAGATTCTCCATATGGGTTCTATTTAGATTTGTCAGAAACTTCTGATGAAGAAATTAGAAGTAGTTTAATACATTTAATCTTAACTAGAAAAGGCTCAAGATATTTTTTACCTGAATTTGGTACAAGAATTTATGAATATATTTTCAATCCTTTAGACGGACTTTCTTTTGGGGATATTGAATCTGATATTAGAACCGCTTGTGAAACTTATATGCCAAATTTACTTATTACCTCAGTTAAAGTTTACGCGGCAACAGATGAAGAGTTTGATAAAGTAGTATTAAGTAATGGTACGGTAATTAATAATACTTATAATATACCCGGACAAGGGGTTAGAGACTATACTGCAAAAGTTAGGATTGATTATAAAATAAAAAACAATACTTTTGAAAGTAGTGACTTTGTCATAATTAATATTTAAAAATATGGCCAACAAAAAAATATCATACACAGTAAAAGATTTTGAAGCGATAAGGACCGAACTTATTAATTACACAAAAACGTATTATCCGACTGTAGTACAAAATTTCAACGACGCTTCAATTTTTTCAGTTATGATGGATTTGAACGCCGCTGTCACTGACAACCTTTACTATAATATTGATAGAAGTATTCAAGAAACGGTATTACAGTACGCACAACAAAGGTCTTCAATTTATAACATCGCAAGAACATATGGATTAAAAATTCCAAATGTTAGACCATCAGTTGCAATACTTGATATTAGTATAACTGTACCTGCGTTGGGGGACCAAGAAGATTTAAGATATTGTGGATTTTTAAGGAGAGGAGCTCAATTTATTGGTGGTGGACAAGTATTTGAAACTGTTGATGATGTTGATTTTTCATCGCCATTTAATTCTTTAGGAAGACCTAATAGATTAAAAATACCAAATTTTGATAATAACAATAATTTAATAAATTATACAATTACAAAAAGAGAAACTGTTGTTAATGGAACTACTAAAGTTTTTAGAAAGACAGTTAACGCTCAAGACGCGAGACCATTTTTAGAAGTGTTTTTACCTGAACAAAATGTCTTATCAATAACAAGTGTAATTTTAAAAGATGGTACAAATTATAATGGTATTCCTTCATATGATGATTTTCTAAGTCCTGCAAACAAATGGTACGAAGTTAATTCTTTGGCTGAAGACAGAGTTTTTATAGAAGACCCAACTAAAGTCTCAGATAAACCAGGTGTTAAAGTTGGTAAATATATAATTACAAATTCTAGATTTGTTTCTGAATATACACCTTTAGGTTATTGTAAAATGACTTTTGGTGGTGGTAATACATCTGCGGATGATTTATTACGTGATTTTGCAAGAAATGGTACACCACTTGATTTGTCAAGGTACCAAAATAATTTTGGTTTAGGGTCAACATTAAAGGCTAATTCAACATTGTTTATTCAATATAGAATTGGTGGAGGGTCAGGTAGTAATTTAGGTGTTAATGTTATAAATCAAATTGGTACAGTTACATTTTTTGTGAACGGACCAAATCAAATAATTAATACAAATGTTGTAAATTCTCTTTCATGTAATAATGTGACTGCGGCAATTGGTGGGGCTGACGCACCTAGTATTGAAGAAGTTAGAAACTATGTTTCGTTTAATTTTGCTGCACAACAAAGAGCTGTGACAATTAATGACTATCAGTCGTTAATAAACACAATGCCTTCAAAATTCGGGGCACCTGGTAAAGTTGCAATTGTTGAAGAGGAAAATAAAATTAAAATTAAAATATTATCATATGATAATAATGGAACGTTAACAAGTTCAATATCAAATACTATTCAAGAAAACATTGCGAATTATTTATCAAATTATAGAATGTTAAATGATTATATTTCAATTGA